AATCAACACGAATTGAACTTGATTCAAATCTATTATCAATGTGATCATCGCCAGTTGCAACTGGTATACGGCCGGTAACTAATCCTGCTTCATCACCCAAATTACCCGTATTTTTTGGACCAGCAATTAAAATTGCGGAACTATATGCTTGGTCATCTGCCTGATATAGCCAACGATTGTTAAGACTATCCCACAGAAGTGAACCAGTTCCGTATGTAGAACCCGAGTCAATAACAGACAATCCAGCAAAACGTACAAGGTCGTCGTCGTTAACAATTACACGACTTGTTCCAATGGTATATTGTGATGCGGTGACATACTGGGTGCTCATCGATACAGCTGTCAACAATCCTGTGACTGTTAATGAGCCGGAAATATTTACGTCTTTACCAACACCCAACCCACCAACGATAACTACTGCACCGTCTTGGAATGTTGTACTATTAGTTGTATTACTAAATGTATTAACAGCGGTAAAGTTATTTGAACCAGTAAGTTGTGCATACTGTCCAATGCCTGTAACACTACTTGCTATAACTTGTGCCGAACTTGATACAGTACCTGCTGGTGCGCCAATTGTAATAGTATTGTTTGTTACTGTAGATGTAATTCCATTTGATCCAGATATTGTTAATCCTTCTGTTTTTAGATTAACCGTATCTGTGCCAGAAGTAGATCCACTAATTGCAAGTGTAGATGCAATTCCTGTAAGTCCAGAACCATCACCACTAAATGAACCCGTAAATGAACCGGTGAACGGTGCGCTTAAACTTGTAAATTGTGCTGAACTACTAATTACACCTTTAAGATTTACTGCACTTATAGATCCAGTAATAAAATGGGCCGAACTCGTATCAATTGATAACGCAGACCCGGCACCTCCAGTTAAACCATTTCCGGCAGCTGTGGGTGCAATTCTGATAGTTCCTGCATTGGCTTCAAGTCCAGTTCCTGCGAGTGGTGTAGAAAGTTGACTAACATTAATACGACCTTCGGTACCATTATCTGATACAATAAGTTTGTCGGCACCTGCTACAGTAATACCAGTTAAGTCTGCACCAAACAAATCGATGTCAAGCCCAGTAGCAGATACACCAGTAAGGTTGCTACCGTCACCGTAAAACGCTGACGCAGTTATATTTCCCGATGCAGATATATTTGCATTAAATTGACTAGAACCAGTAACCTTTAATCCATTCGCTAGTACTACTATACCTTTACGGGCAATAAACTCATTTGCCATATTTTATCTCCCTAGTGGTGTATACATAAATATCATAATAAATTTGGAAAGAGTTTCATTGTGAATCCAATATTCCACCCACCTGATCCCGATCCTAAACTATATGCCCGTAACCGTATATTGTCTCCCGACCGTATAAAATCAAACGACAAATCCCACGTTTCACCAATATCGGTGGTAGAATTGTCCGTATGTACTACCTCGCTCCCACTCCACGATGCCATTAAAGTTCCAAATCGAGCCGCACCAGTTCGTTGTGCGTTATATTCAATTGATGCTCCAGAAAATTGTTCTATTGGAAGTAATGGATCTACATTTGCTGTTTCATTAAAAATGCCTAATAAAGTGGAACCTGTTATAGAAAGTATTCCATCTTGTGCAACCAAATTGATTTGTGATGCTCTATAAGATCCCGTATAAGCAGCTTCAATACTATTAAGAGAAACTACTTCTGAACCCGATACTGTATAGATTAATTTATCTGCTATGTTTAATGCCAACTCACCTTCTTGTAACGAGGCAGTCGTTGGTACCGAACCCGGTGTTAAACTTCGTTTTATAAGAATTGTATCTGCCATTAATAATATCCTCCGTCGATATAGCTAGCTGATATTGCATTAGTTGCTAAACTTGCACTATTTGCTATACTCGCTGATATTGCATTAGTTGCTAAGCTTGCACTATTTGCTATACTCGCGGTACCAAGAAGTTGTCCGATAAATTGTACGCCTGTAACCGATCCTGACACGGACATAGAGCCCGTAAATTGATGTGTATCATCTGCGCTGTTACCAAACTTTGTAGAACCTGATTCGTAAATAATAGAACCAGATATTAGATTGGTTACAATTAATTGGTTTGCAGATATTGTTCCTGTTACAGCTAAACTTCCGGTTATTTCTGCCGAACCACTATACGGAAACCCACCACCTTGTGCGTTTAATGCATATGATGCAGTTTGTGCTGTAACAGCAAAATCTGCAATAGAGTAATAATTCCCATCTGTAATCGGAACTATACTCGGTAAATTTATGTTAGAAACGTATTGTGGAGATGGGTTAACTATTACGGTAATATCGGGTATATCAATTTGAATATCTGACATTAATTATCTCGTCACGGCCGGGCGAACAGTAAGCCCACCCTCCAGTATTCTACGTGCTATAGAACCACTTGTAATCTTAATATCGTAAACATAATCTCTTTGATATAAGTCTTGTGTGGTTTCTGGAGCGAGTGATACATATAATGCTCCCGATGCAAACGGAGTTAATTTACTAATTGTAAATGTTGCCGCTAATTCGTCTGTTGTATAATTTTCCCGTATTTGTCCAGAAAACGCATAATCTGTGATATCAATTGGTGTGTCACCGCTACTTCTGTTTTTTAGCTGTAACATTACTCTAAAAGTTTCCCCTTGACCTATTTCAAAATTCGTAATATCAGCCATAAAGTTCTCGTAGCAAACGTTTTACTATAAATATTAAAATAATGCGTAATAGAATGATTTTATATTCATTACACTCAATAAAAAACCCCGTGGCGCCATCTGTGGCGCCACGGGGTTTTTCGTCGTAGATTTGTGTACTTTTTAGTAGTTAAGTACGCAATAATCTGGTTGAATTTCGATGGTAAATTCAACTTGGTCGTCTGCACCCCAATCCATTTCTGCGAAGTCTACAGAAGTAATTTGTGCACCCTTGATAATCCATTCTTCAACCTTATCACCTACTGGGCCGAGAACGTTGAGGGTTAAATCCTTCTTATAGAATTCGAGATAGCCGTCGCGGCCGGTTACTGATTCGTGGTGTAAACGAACCCATTCCATTACTGCTTGTGCACCAGATGGAACGATTGGATCATAAAGAGTTAATGACATTGTACCCCACTTACTCTTGCCCTTGACATAACGTTGAACGTTGATGTGGTCAATTGCCTTTGCGTCTTGGGTTAACTTTGGACGATTAACTTTCTTTACGATATATGAAGGAACGCCATCCATATACAGGATGAAGCGGTTCTTCATCTTCGGTTCAAATGCTGTAAAGAATAGCTCTTGTTCTTGTACTAGGTTTGCCATGTAGGTTCTCCAAAAGGAAAATATAATTTCTTAACTATAAATATAAAGACTTGCGAAATTTGTGGAGGGAATTTTTTAGGTTCCCTCCACATTTTCAGCTTACGCCGTCGGGAATGTTGCGCCCGTTGGGAGAACGTTGAAGTCAAGAATGATGAATTCAGCGGTCTTGGTTGGTTGGAGATAGATTTGTCCATAGAGGATGTTTCTATCGATAATATCCGGCGTGTTGTTACTTTCATCCATAATAACACGGAATGCGTACAAGCCAGAACGTTCTTGAACACTTGCCAAGTATGGGTTGACAATGTTGAGGAAACGATTACGAGTGGATTCGACGTTTTGTTCGAATACGAGGTAACGTGAAGCACTTGCAATGTATTTCTTCAATGCAATTAACAAACGACGGACATTGACACGATCAAGTGCCGATGCTCTACGTTGTAATGTCTTTTGTCCCCATACACAGATACCTTGACCAGGGAACTGTGCGATTGGGTTGACCTTGCCTTCATACAAGGTATCACGACTTGGTTGTGGGAGACGTACTCTTACACCAACTGCACTTGCGATACCACCACGATTCAAACCAGCTGGTGCGAACCATTCTGCTGCAACGTTGTCGTTGTATGCATAAATTTCTGGTAGGATGACTGATGGTGGAACCCACAACAACTTGTTGGTATTTACATCGATAACTCTCAACCACGGATAGTAGGTTGCTGCATAGTTACTATCAATTTCTGCAGCCTTACCCGTTGCAGTTGCGAGGGTTGCGTTCAAACCAACAGTATCCATAATGTAGAATGCATCACCACGATCTTCACAAAGCGTCAATGCTTCGTTTGCGATATATGAGTGATATTCGTAAATAACACCTGGAAGAACCAAGAGATTGAAATCCCATTGGTCTTGATTACTGAGTGCTTGAATTGCCTTCTTATATGCTACTGAACCATCGGTTTGTGAATTTTGGATATTAAAGCCTTGTGAGTTTGATGGGACGATAGCTGCACCCATATTGATATCACGTGCTGGATTCAATCCGTCAAATCCGCCTTGGAATGGAACGGTGAATCGACGATATGGGAGACTGTCATCATCATCAAGCGCAATTGACTTAGAAGTTAAACCGTCTGGTACATCGGTTAAGTTTTCTAGATTAAATGCTGAACCAATGTTGACTGAACCTGATGGAAGTGGTGCTAAGAACGATGGATTGGTTCCTTCTGGGTCAGAGAAATCAAATCCATAGTAATACTTCTTATCAGTTGCATCAATAGTGTAGCCAGGCGTAGAACCACTCATCCAACGAGTTTCTACATATACTGGTTCTACCATTTCTGATGATGCTACACTTACTGGTGATACTAATGCGTTAAATCCAAATGGAACAGCGGTTCTTGGAATATTACCTTCAGCCATTTCGACATATACATACTTTGAACGATTTGGGAAGTCACCTTGATAATAGCGTTCGTCAGTATTTGGATCGTCATATGGAGCACTGTTACCAATTACACGAGCGACATATGTTGGACTGTCTGGGTCAAAGTTAAGATTGTCATATTGTTCTAATACTTCAATACGTGAATCTGTATCGTCATATGAACGAACTAACATTGAGAATGTTGCCCAATCGTCATTTGTACCCAACTTCATATTCAAGAATGATACCTTGATTTCCTTATTTGCCGAATTACCATCACCTAACGTGTGTAAGCGGAACAAATCAATATTGTCTCCACCAACAGTTTGTGATTGAATATATGGTGTTGATGCTTGACTGAAACGACCGTAGGTTGAACCAGAGAAGAACAATGCTGTTGATGAGGTAACTGCTGACATACTTACGGCGGTTCCTACAGAAGTTACTGCTTCTGGGAAGATTGCGTAAACATATGCACCCTTTGGTGATGTTGCAGACAATCCAAGATAGTCACCTAAGTATGAAGATGCTGCTTCATTTGTACTTAAACCAGTTACAGAAATATCTGCAGCGGTTCCTGGTACGTTAACAGTTAAATCAAAACTACCAGATGTACCGGTTACTGTAATACTTGAAATTGTATCTCCCGCACTTGTTGGGTGAAGAACTGCAAACAATTTCTTACCAGCCGAACCAGTTGCATAGATAAGTGCTGGAACTGCTGAATCGTTGTCATATCCAAGTAATCCAAGAACACGAACAACGGTAGCAACGCCTGCTTCACGTAGATAATTTTTTACAGTCAACCCAGTATAGTGATCCGGACCGGCTTCGCCGAAAGCGGTTACATATTCTTGTTGACTTCTTACAATTGTTGGGATAAACGCTGGACCTTTTGGCGTAGGTCCGATAAATGCACCCCCGATTTCACTAATGCCTTGAGTTAAGAAACTCAAGTCGCGTTCTCTAGTGAATACACCAGGAGACACAATTCTTTCATTTGCCATACGAATCCTCCAAATGGGTTATATTTTATGCTGTTATTTCGCCGGTTTCCAGATCGATATTACCTGTACCGTATTTCTCTTGTAACTTATTATAAATAACCCGTTCCTTTTCTTGGAAGTCATAGAACTTTTGCTCTTCATTTTTAATATTTTCTTCTACTTGCCCAATCTCTTTCGTCAACAAAGTTTTTGCTAAATGTAACTCGCCGATCGTGGAAATAATGGTTATTAAAATTTCTCTGAGCTGTTGTATTTCTTTTAATTCTTCTTGTGTAACCCGTTGCATAGACTAATCCTTTTTGAAAATTATATACCTATCATAAATATATTAAATTTTTCTGAAACATCATATTTTATCTGTTAGGTAACTCGGAGACTACCTCTGAATTGAATACAACTTTCTTAGGACTATACTGTACCCTATTTGTCGATTGACGATTTCCAGCTCTATTCAATGCGGACTCAGGAAGGATATATGCTCGAACCTCTATGGTAAACTTACTACGAACCAATCTGTCATTATTTCCAGGCAATTCTGTAGTTTGGTCGAATTGGCTGATTCTAGTAATAAATTTATAATTATTAGCTTCTCCCCAGTATTCATCACTTTCAAATGAAATGTTTTCTACTAATTTATTCATTTGTTCCATATATTCTGTCCAAATCATACCTTCATATGAAATGTCATAAAAGTCAGGTATCATAACAGATTGATATGTTGTACTTGGGGTAATTCCATTTAAAGCTGTAAACTTATCATAGATGTTTCGTGCATTCCATCCCGTCTTAAACGTATACTCTTGATACTTGTTTACAGGAGAATTCGTACTGTTCTTCTTCATATTAGTACGGCGAATCATCATTATTGGTAATTGAATTTTACCATTTTTATCACGAATAGAACCGTCACGTTGCACACTCTTCCAACGTTCAGGATTTCCATAAATTACAGGCACTTTAATTTGTTTCCCGTCTTGAGATACCACGGGAACTATTTTTGTTTGAAGGTATTTTAAGATAGCATTGTCAACTGTGTAGAGTCCTACCGAAACGGGAATTGGTAATTCTTTTGTTTGTTTATTATCTTCGGAACGAGAATATCGCGTTTCCGTTTGCTTCATTCCTCTATTAAACGTTGGTATACTCATACGTGCGTTTCCTCAATATTAAGCGAACTTCTACGAGTCAAGTGTGCTGCGCAAATAACAGAATGATCAAATTGAGGGCGTCCTGCAATCAATTGTACTTCGTTTACATTATCAATTTCATAATAATTTGCATCGTATCCAATAATATCACCGACTTCTGGATATACTTCAACATCTTGCAATAATTTTCTTACAAATCTAAATTCAACATTTTGATTACTGTCAAATCCAAATCCTTCTGAGGCTTGTTCTGTTTTTGGATATTGTACCAAAGCGTGAAGATTGATACCTCTATAACGCGTCTTACTAGTCGATTCCCCATAAATGTTTATACTAACAATATCAGGAATAATCTTATATAAGACAACAGGAAGATCGACTACATCTATAACAATTTCTTTATTGATGTGTTGAAAGAATTGAAAATCTCTTTCGGTTACAAATCGAGGCATTAATTATCTCAATAGATATAAAACGGAAGTGGGACGTGCTTAAATATGTCTTGCATTGCTTGTGAATTTTCCATATGCTTCTTTAATTGTGCTTGATGCCCAACTTGTTCTAATGTTTCTCTAAGTTCTTCGATAAGTGCCTTTTTCTCATCTGCTGCTTCTCGACGAAGAGTTTCACCATCCATACGAATAGATGCATCTGGTATTGGAATTTCTTGGTATTTTGCTCTAATGTTTCCTAGTAATTCTTTAGCGGTAGATAGTGTGTACTTGTAAATCCACAAGCGTCCAATACTATTAATATTTTGATACTGGATGTTATCGTATGGAATATTAGAAAAGTCAGAAACAATACTGTTATTTGAACCAGATTGTAACAATGCATCTCCCGATGACTTATCTTCTACTACCATATAATCAAACCACACCGCTGAATCTTTCTTGAAGATTGGTGTAAAGTGTACAATATTATTTGCTACACTAAAACTATATTGACTCTTACGAATCATATCGTTGACTTCAATTGCTTGAATACGAAGTAAATCTTCGTATGCCGGCATCATTACGAAAGTTACTGGTGGTGAGTATCCATCAAATCCAAACTCACTCATAAGATTAGTTAAACCAAGACCAGTAGTTGCAAATGGGTCATAATATCGTGCAATAGCTGGTGGCATGTAATGATAAATACGACGAATTTCAATTGCCTTCCCAGCATCTTCCGGTCGTACATAATCACGAACATCATACGACTGAGTGTATGCCGATGCACTAATAACTGATGATTTCATTGACACGTTGCCACCGCTCTCTGCTTCTGTTCCGTATTGTGCAGATAACTTTACCAATTGTGGTATTGGTGTGGAGATGATATTTCGTTGAGTAATGTTTACACTTGTTTTCATGCCTTGTAGTGACAACATATGTTCCCGAGCATTAAACTGATTAACTTGATTACTATATGTTGTGACTGCTTCTTCAAGACATGCATAAATTTGTTTGTGCGTCAATTCTACATCAACTACGGGGTATCCTAATCGTCTAGCCACAAACGACGCAACCCGAGGAGCTTCTGTTTGGAAATCTGTATCTGCGTCATAGAATCCAAATGGAGTTAAACCAAATGGATTTACTGGTTTTTCTTCGTATGTTATTGGTTCACGATTTTGCATATTTACCCTCTAAGAGTAGCCTTATATAAATATCAAACCTTTTTGCGGAACTCTTATTTCTTTTAAATATACTAATTAATTGTTTTTAGGCAACAAAAAGGGAGCCCTTTCGGACTCCCAGTTTGTTGTTTCTAATCTAAAGATTAGATACGGTTGATACCGTCTACTACGATCTTGCCGAAGAATTCTGGGCGGACAATCTTCTTCGCGTAGCGGGTCATTACACCGCGACGTGGTGTGAAGTTGTTTGGATCGTATACAAGCGGTGTCATAATTAATGGAATGTATGGGGCGTAGACTGCACCAGTTTCCAAGAATTGTGAACCACGGAAGCCCATAAGGATTGTGTTTTCCTTCATGTATGGGTTCTTGTAGATTGTGAAACGGTTTGCAAATGAACCAACCTTACTTACACCAGCGCTGAATTCCATCTTGTCACCATCGGTTCCTGCTTGGAAGCCTGGGATAACTTCAAGAATTGTTGCTACTGATGGTGAAACAACTGCGAAGTTTGCACCACCACGCATGGTTGCTTGGTGAATCTTGTTGGATACCTTTTGCATCTTTTGACCGAGTGTTTGGTACCAGGTCATGTTGGTCCAAGCTTGACCAGAAATATTGGTGTCATTGACCCAACCATTGTTGACCCAAAGCTTACCAATTGTGGTTGACCAGTATTCGGTTTGTGATGATGGAGCTGCTGCCATCAACATATCAAGAATTTCAAGGTCAATTTCTGTACCAACATAGTCACTCAACATTGCAGTTAATTCTGCTTCTGCGTCGATTGAGTGGTATGCGTTCAAGTCTTGTGCAAGTTCTGGTGACCAGACTGCCTTCAACTTACGGGTCTTAGCAACGATTGTTTCTGACTTGAGTTCCAAATCAATTTGTGGAATTGCCAAATCAGTTGTTGCGTCAACTGGACCACCTGTACGATCTTCGAAGTCACCACGGGTTGTATCCGTTGGTTGCTTGACGAACAATACCTTTGTCAATGAGCCTTCTGCTGAAGAACTTACGATAAAGGTGATGTTTGTGCCGTCATACTTGGTGAATTCTGGAAGAACCTTGGCACCGAAGTCAAGACCAGAGCCTGATGGAACGAATGCACGTACAGCAAGGAAGTCTGCATTTGATGCAGATGATGCTGGTACGACATACTTCATCAATGAACCAGTTACGACAAATTCATCGTTGTAGTTAACGTCTGCGAATGATACTGCACCTGATGCTACAGCGTTGATTGATACTGATGCATCGTTGATGGTGTAACCATAACGACCTGCTCCATACAAACCACCTTCTGTGGTGTTACCGAAATCGGTGAATGGAGAATCAAGTGTGGTACCATAGAGTGAAGTACCTGAGGTTTGACCATTTGCAGTATTTCCGTACTTGAAGTCCATATAGAATACTAAACCTGCTGGAAGGTTCATTGGTTGGACTGATACGAAGTTCTTACTTGCAATTGAACCGAAAACCTTACGAACTAATGGAAGTGCTACACCTGCCCATTGTTCACCAGCTGTACCCGAACCACCTGGGTTTGTTACTGATACTTCGCTGATGAGTTGGTTTGCTTGGTTTTCGAGAAGGACTGACATGCCTTGCTTGTCATATCCGTTTAAGCCTTCTAGGAGGCCTGACTTTTCCCACTTCTTAGTTAAGCCGCGGGTTTGGTTGATGATAACATCGTGTGCGGACTTAGCTTCGTTAATAAATTCACTTACTGACATGTATGTTTTCTCCTAAATGAGTTAGATAATTCCTGCGAGTTCTTGTAATCTCTTAGCAACTGTATTTTCTACAATTACTTCTGCCTTCTTTGGTGCTGTACTTGGGGTTGCCTTTGATGCCAACCCTTCGACAACAACCTTCTTACGCGTTGCGTTGAACGTCTTAGCTGCTACAGTAAGATTTTCAACAATTGCGGAATAAACAAGCTTGACTTCACGAACGGTAGTTGCTCGATCGAATGATTCGACAATGCGAATCTTCTGGTCATTGTTGAGCCCTTCCTTGCGGAACAACTTGTTTGTAAAGAGTAACTTAGCGTTTAACAAACTTACTTCTTGTAAACGACCACGGAGAACATTAACTGCTTCTCTGTATTGTGCGAGTTCGTGCTTGAGTCCTGCAAGTTTAGCAGCCATTTCCTTTGACTTGTCCATACCGACTTCTTCTTCGCCTTCTTCGGCTTCAAGTTCTGCAAGAATTTCTTCAAGATCGACTTCTTTTTCTTCACCTTCACCTTCACTTTCCTTCAATTCTTCCTTTTCTTCTTCTTTCTTTGCTTCAGCTACTGGAGCTTCCTTTTCTTCTTCCTTTGCTTCAGCTACTGGAGCTTCTGGCATTTCTTCTGATGGTTCTTCTTCCTTCTCTGAACCAGAAAGAGCTGCGATATCATTTTCTAATTCCTTGATGATTTCACCAAGATCAAAATCTGCTTCATCCCAATCGTCATACCAATCGGTTGCGCTATCTGCTGGTGCTTCACCACTCATGTCCATTTCTGATGCATCAAATGCGTCAGCTGATGGTTCCTTGTTGTCACCAGAGCCGATTGCTGATGTATCAGCTGGCATTTCTGACGAACCTTCTGCTTCCCCTTCTTCGTGCGGAAGTTCTGATG